CCACCGCCCATGGTGCCTTTGGTGATGATGCCGCCCCAGGCGCCGTGATGGAAGAACAACATGCAGCGCCTGGTCTTGCTGTTGCCGTCCTGCGTAAAGCTGAACCTGATCCAGCCTTGATAGCCCATGTGCTCGATGTTGCTGCCGTTGTTGCGCATCAATCGCACAACATTTTCTAAGGGGTCTATCTCCTGGTTGTTGCTTACGGCAGTTTCATGATTGCCATCGCCTGCCATGAGGATGATGTCTTGCCATGGCTTGAAGAACTCAGCCGCCTCACTAAATACAAGGTCGAAGTAGTTGCCGCCTAAATGTTCGGGACGGATGTCGCCCTTGCTTGCTCGGCGGTCCTTTTTGCCTTGCATCAGGCAAAGCACATCTCCGAACATCAGGACGTGGCCATTCTGCGCGCGGCACTCGTCGAGATGCTTGGCCAGCAGCTTGCGGTCACACTTTGGGTTGTCTAAGTGAATGTCACTTAGCAGCAGGAATGTAGCTGTTTCGGTGAAACCTGCGTAAGGAATGCGCAGCTCTAGAAGCTCTGGCGTCTTGCGAATAGAGGTGATGTCCACAAGACGGGGCTCCGTGTGTACTTAGCCTAAGGGGCGTGGCTTACAAGCATCGCCCAGCCGGTACCGGGGCCATCCACCTCCCAGCGGCGCAGCCAATTCTTGCGGCTGTAGGCAATGCCTGCACCTTTGCTGTGGTTGACGTAGCCGCCGTTCACCATGTCGGCCTCGCCGTTCGGATCATTGTGGACGTAGGCACCGCTGGTAGAGCCGATGATCACGGACCAGTGGCCGCCTCCGGTTGGTGCGCCGACAGGCCCTTTATGAAGCCAGCCCACCATCACGGGGCGCCCGGCTTCGAGCTCGGTCTCGATCACGGCAGGGTTGCAGTTGGTCCGTAGCCGTGCGGTTAGCGCCAAGGATTGCAGCGCCTTGATCTGCGCTTGCGCGTTGGTGGTGTCGCCGTAGGTGGCGCGGATCTTGTTGTAGGCATCGTCGCTGGTGACCTTGCCGTAGAAGCGGGCCACCATGGCAGCGCTACTGCTGAAGCACTCGCGGTAGCCCGTGCCTGAGCGGTTGTCGTTCTGTGCCTCATACGGGACGCGCAACAAAATGCCCTGCTGTTGCAGTTGCGGTGCGCCCTTCTGCCACAGTGCGCCTTCGGCCTTCCGGCGGCGCAGCAGGCCAGCCTCAACGGCACTGCCAGGGTTGCGGTAGAGCAGCAACGCAGCCGGTACAGCGCTCCAGTCCTTGTCACGCAGCGCTGAGCTGATGGTGTCAAACCCAGCGCTGCCGTAGAACCCAGTGCCGAGGTTGTAGGCGAAACTTACAAGTGCGCAGCGCTGCGGATCGCCCATGCTTGCCCAATGCGGGATTGTGCGCAGGCGGTCTGCGATGCGGTCCACCTCCAAGCGAAGCAGCATGTCAGCTTCGATGACGTTGATCTTGTCGCCGCGCTTGACCGGATCGCCGTTGCCGTAGCGCGTGGTTCCGTAACCGATCGTCCACGGATCGCCGCCGCTCAGCGGATCGGGGTAGGCGCTGAGGTGGCAGCCTTCAAACTCCTTGATGATCTGGATCGCATCAGCCAGGTCGGTCTGCTTGCCTGGGACGCTCCAGGTCTTGAACCATGGCTGGTCGCGGTTCAGCAGTTGCGGGGCGCGCTTGTTGATGGCGGCCTCGAGCTCGCTGATCGATGCCAGCTGGTGCGGCAGTCCCTTGAAGTACCGAAACAGGTCAATCAGCCGCAGTGGTTGCGTCATGGCCGTTGGATTTGCTGCGGCATGGACTGCCGGTAACTGAAGGCGCCCTTGATCTCAGACCAGATGATGGGGCTGAGCATTGCGGCCACAACGGCAAGGATCACGACTTGCCCCATGCGCGTCTCAAGGCGCCCAACACGGACGCCTAATCCGCTCCGCTCAGTCTTGTCGGAGATGGCGGCATCAAGCAGCTGCTTGAGTTGGCCTTCCAGTACGCCGATGGCGCGGAGGATCTCGCCGTGCGTTGGCTCAGTCACCGCTTGCGGGAGGCAATGCCACGCAATGCGCCGAGGATCAGCTGGGTCCAGCTGTTAGCGCGAATGCCAGGCACGATTGCCAGCAGTTCAGAGCCAGCCAGCAATGCCACGGCGATGCTGGTGATGTCTTCCGGTGTCATCGAAAGTTGTCAGCTGCCGACAGTCTAATTCTGGAGCGTGAGCGTGCTGGCCGCCAGGGAGAAGGTGCCGTTGCTGGTGGTGATGTTGCTGTTGAAGTCGTTGTAGGCAACCAGTTCATCAGCACTGCTGGCACCACCGCGGGATTTGTAGTACACCGCGCCGCGTGCGGTGATGGTGCTGCTGGTCCAAGAAACCGCTGCAAACTGAATGGTGACCTTGTCGTTGGCGGTGTCCTTGGTGACAGTGACAGGCACGCTGATGCCACCGGCGGTGTAGCCCGTGCCACTGACTTCATTGGTGACGCTGGAACGCTTGAGGTGCGTGTCTTTGTCTGGTGTGTAGCTGCTGGTGACCAGCATCACTTTGAAGCTGTCGGTGTCGAAATCGATGGCGTTGCGCGCCATGTCATCGATGCAGGAGTTGTAGACGAAGGAAGCCATCAGGGTGCAGGCGGCTGCGGCCAGGTGATGTCGAATGGATTGGCAGCATCGGCCAGATCGCGCAGGGCCTGGCGGTAGGTGGCCCAGGCGTCACGATCAGCGCCGAGGTCGTAGTCAGTAATCTGCGTCCAGTCGCAAGACTGCAGCAGCTCAATGCGCCGTTCGCGGATCCTGGCGTGCTGCGTTTGCAGCTCATCGAAGCTGTAGGGGCGCACGATGTACTCAAGCGCCTCACCGTCCCAGTCGATTGTTTCCAGCTTCGGGTTGCACTCGGGGCGCTCGTAAGGGCCGCTGTAACCGGCACGCTCCAGCTCGTCAGGCGTGAAGGTGGCGCGATCTGTGCGGGTGGTTCCGTCCGCAAAGCGGATGCGGTGCGGCAGGGGTGCTGGGGTGGCTTGGCGGTGGGAGTAGAGGGTGCTCATAATTTGTTGTCGTAGGCACTTAGAACGCGAGCGTTGGGTAGGTTGGTCGCGTAAGCGGAGCCGTAAATCCGAGCACTTGTGCTGTTATAGGGCACACAAAATACGCGGCCATCTGACAGCAACACGCCACCGGCAAATGCACTAGATCCTGGATATGTGCCTGTTGGTGTTGTTAGTGTATCGGCAACTGGGTCATAGATACGGGCGCTTGTATTGCTATGTGGCACGCAAAATACGCGACCATCAGGTAGCAATACACCACCAATAAACGCAGCAGATCCTGGATAAGCCCCTGATGGTGTCGTCACTGTATCTGTGGTTGGATCATAGATACGTGCGCTTGTGCTGTCAATTGGCACGCAAAATACGCGGCCATCTGACAGCAACACGCCACCGGCAAATGCAATAGATCCTGGATAAGTGCCTGTTGGTGTTGTTAGTGTATTTGTGATTGGATCATAGATACGTGCGCTTGTGCTGTTATAGGGCACACAAAATACGCGGCCATCAGGTAGCAACACGCCACCATAAAACGCAGCAGATCCTGGATAAGCCCCTGATGGTGTCGTCACTGTATCTGTGGTTGGATCATAGATACGTGCGCTTGTGCTGTCAAATGGCACACAAAATACGCGGCCATCAGGTAGCAATACACCACCAATAAACGCACTAGACCCCGGGTAAGTGCCTGCTGGTGTTGTGAGTGTATCTGTAACTGGGTCATAGATACGTGCACTTGTGCTGTTAAATGGCACGCAAAATACACGCCCATCAGGTAGCAATACTCCGCCAAAAAACGCCGCAGACCCTGCGTATGTGCCCGCTGGTGTTGTCAGTGCATCTGTAACTGGGTCATAGATACGTGCGCTTGTGCTGTTAATTGGCACGCAAAATACACGCCCATCAGGCAATAGCACGCCACCAACAAACGCACCAGACCCTGCGTATGTACCTGCTGGCGTTGTCAGTGTATCTGATACAACGCCGTAGTTGAACTTCCGATAGCTACTGATGTTTCGATAGTTCAGCGGATACCATTCTGTTGATTTGCCGGGATAGGTTCCGGCTTGCAATTCATTTGTCACCTCTGGCAGCGTAAACATGCCGGGCGCACGCAGCACCGTTGTTATACGTGCCGGTCCGATTAGCCCGCCATTCACTCCATTCATGAGATGTCCTCGTAGCTGATGACCAGCTCCAGGTCGCCGGCAGCGCTGGCCTGTGCGCGGAGGCTGTGGCCTTCTTCCAGGTAGATGTAAGCCTCGCGGGTGACCAGCACCTGGGTGGCGTCGGCTGGTACGGCGATGGTCTTGCCGATAGCGGAGCCGGTGGTGCCGTTGTAATGCTCAAGGCTGATGTCAGCAGCAGCAGCGCCGTCCACGTTGGCGCAGTACACCGAGTTGATTTTCAGTACCTTGCCGCTGCTGGCGCCATTGCTCAACGCTGCAGCCATCGAGGTGGTGACGGCATAGCCCACGGTCTTGCCGTAAATAGCGTTTACAGTCGATGTCGACTTGATGTTTGGAGCGGCCATATCGGGCGGGGATGTTGAGTGTTACCCACAGACTACCGACCCTG